TCGATCATATCCCACCCGTTCATTACCGACCCCATACTTTCCGGTCGACTACGAACGTGCCATCTCTACGAATGGGTACGATCTGTGGTATCACAGTGTTGCCGTCAACGTGTAAAATACCGAAGCCTTGCTGCCAGTTGACTAACCCACCCTTGATATACTTAGCTTGCTTGTAGTTCATTAGGTTGCCGACTTCCATACCCCACACTGTGTTGCCCTTGGAACCTGCGTAGGATTGGCTGTGGTGGACTAACCCCATACGGTGGGTATGACCACACACGACCGACATTCCTGCTCGCTTAGCGAGCCCGAGGGCGGTCATTCCGCCTGTCTGGTTCATTGACCCTTCGTCTCCGTGCATTAGTAGCCAGCCTGGTGCCAGTTGATAGGGGTCTTTGTGATAGGTTGTCCCGATTTGGTCAAGCTTAAGAAAGTTTTGAATGTTCAATTCAGGTAGACCAAGCAGTCCTGGTGCTCGCATCATCACAGTGTTGAACAGTCGGTCGGTATGGTTGGAACGAATCATATGTCTGATTTGTAGTGACTCGAGTATCCTGACCGTTTCGTCACGGTCTTTACCAATTGACCGTTCGAACTCTAATGGTGTGCCTTTGCTCCATCTTGATATGGTTTGCATATCCATCTCATCACCAACAGATACAACGTGGTCAGGTTTGTATGCTTTAATAAACTTAGTAAGGTTGCTGACTGCACGCTTATCGTGATAAGGTATCTGTAAGTCAGAGACTACAACGATTGGCTTCACAATGGTGCCTTTCGAAATGTTGACAAGTTTACTACCAGTATGTATAATATATATACCAATAGATGGAACCCCTTATGGGGTTCCTTATATATAGTATATACATATATCATAATATTATGCAAGATATATACTATAGAAAGGAATACAATATGATACAATTAGGTGAGTATACTTTACCTGAACACATCTCGTACTCAGCCCTGAATACGTACCTGACCTGCGGTTATCAGTACTATTTAGGTAGGTTGTTGAACCTTCCCGAGACCCCAAGCGTGTGGTCGGTGGGCGGTTCAGCATTCCATAAGGCAGCCGAGTATTATGACAAGGGTGAAGTATGATCAGCCCGCAAGAACCAGCAACTACCGCTATGGGTGAGTTGACTTGGGCTCAAGTAATGCCAGCGGAAAAGTATTGGCGTGAACGCATAGCCAAAGAGATTCAAGAAACCAAAGGCTACGAATGTTGCAACTGGTGTTGCGACATATTAGATATGGCTGTATATGTAGCGAAAGGATTGAAACTATGATTGATGCTGATGCTTTATGGAGTAAAGCTTGGGACGAATGCAAGGGTGACATTGACCTGACGACTGCCCGTGTTAGTGGGCGTGCCACCAAAGACAATCCCAACAAAGAAGACGCTGTATGGTGGAACAACACCGGACCCAAATGGTTAGCGGACTATATCAACTGGCGCAAGAACAACCCTGACTGGAAGATCTGGACACTACCTGACGGCACACCAGCAGTAGAGTTCGGTATTATTCCTACCATCGCTGGCGTACAAGTCAAAATGTTTATTGACCGAGTGTTCGAAGTGAACGGTCAGTTAGTTATTGTTGACTTGAAAACATCACGCTCGCTACCTGCGAGCGCGTTACAGTTGGCGTTCTACAAGATTGGTATTCAACAAGCGTTTGGTGTTGAAATCAATCTTGGTAATTACTATATGTCCAGAACCTCCGGAACCGGTGGAATGATTGACTTATCCGGATACACGTATGATAAGATGGAATACCTAGTAAGCAAGTTCGATGAGGCGCGGCGAGCAGGAATCTTTTTACCCAACAACAGCAGTTGCAATACAGTATGTGGACTTACCCAGCACTGCAATTTCTACACACCAAGGATAGGATAGTATATGAGCAACGAAGACTGGAAGCTACAAGTTTCCTACAAGACACCAGCCGGTGATATGATCAACATCCGTGCCAAGACAGCAGACGAACTCAGTGTGCTACTCGAAGGCATTGGTGACTACTCGACACAGATTGCATCGGTACAGAAACTGGTGGTTGGCGCATACAACGCAGCCCCTTTATCGACGCCGACTTCCACGCCACCGGCTACGGCGTACAGTTCTCCCGCACCGGAGACCCAGCATACTGGTCAGCCTACGACCGTGACGCCTACCTGTCAGCACGGGCAGCGCATTCACAAGTCAGGCATCAGCAGCAAGACGGGACGCCCGTATGCGATGTGGGTTTGCCCACTCCCGCAGGGTCCCGACCAGTGCAAGCCAGTAAACTAACCCAAGATTCACTATTTGATTAGGAGGTAAGATGCGTACACTTGTTCGATCAGTCGGACGAACTTCGATCGGTGGAGAACCCTTGCCTTCTTGCTTCAAGGCGTTTGAATCCAACCAGATTGTAATCCGCCGAGCGGAAGTATCAATGTTCGCAGCCGTGCCCGGGGCAGGCAAGTCATCGCTTGCCCTGGCATTGGCTTTGAAGATGAAGGTACCAACGCTTTACATTTCAGCCGACACTAACGCACACACTATGGCTATGCGGTTAGCGTCTATGATCTCAGGCAAATCACAGTCAGATGTTGAACACAAACTAAATGAAGACTTGGGTTGGACGAGGGCAACTTTATCGAAAGGTTCACACATTGTGTGGTCATTCGATTCAAGCCCTTCACTCCAAGATATTGATGAGGAAGTGCAAGCATTCGAAGAACTCTGGGGATGTCCACCCGTATGTATCATTGTCGATAACCTTATGGACATTGCGACAGACGGAGGGGAAGAGTTCGCTAGTATGCGTGCCATTATGAAAGAACTAAAGTTCTTGGCACGCGCTACGAATGCTGCGGTGGTTGTCCTTCACCATACCAGTGAAGCAATCCCAGGTACTCCCTGCCAGCCACGCTCAGCATTACAGGGCAAGGTAGCACAACTGCCGGCCTTGATCTGTACACTGGGTGTGGCTGGAACATCAATGGCTGTAGCCCCAGTGAAGAACAGATACGGCAGAGCCAGTGCCAACGGTGACAACCCGACCTGGCTTGCCTTCAACCCTGAATATATGTTTATGGACGACATACCGGAGAATGCGTAATGACATACCCTAATTGGTTTGCAATGACAGCAGAACAAAACTTTGCTGAACACCTTGACGAATACAAAGGTCAAAAGAATTTACGTTTCCTCCAGATAGGTACATTCACTGGTGATGCTAGCGTATGGCTAGCTGAGAATGTGTTGACAAACAAGACATCAATCCTATACGATGTTGACACTTGGCAAGGATCCAAAGAAGAAGCACACGAATCTATGGACTTTGCTGACGTTGAACGCACGTATGATGAGAAGGTAAAGCCGTACCATAATGTAAAGAAATACAAGATGACAAGCGAGTACTACTTGTTGACACAAACCAGTGAGTCTTTTGATTTCATTTACATTGACGGTGATCATACTGCTGCCGGAGTATTGGCGGACGCAGTGTCAGCGTGGCGTTGCCTTCGACCTGGTGGCATTATGGCATTCGATGACTACACTTGGGGTCACCCTGATGGTGAACTTTATACACCAAAGCCTGCAATTAATTTCTTTGCCTGGTCATACCAGAATCAGTTGCAAGTCATTGAACACAACGGACAGTTCTGGGTGAGGAAGAATGACAACTAGACAATCACACAAACGGAGAGGAGCCAGCTTTGAAATCGAACTTAGAGATTGGTTTCGATCTCGTAAATACGATGCGGAACGCTTGGCGAGGGCGGGTTCAAAAGACGAGGGCGATCTATCCGTCCGAGGATTCCTTGGCTTTACTGGAATTGTTGAAGCCAAAGCACCCGGAGCCGGGAACAAGATCGATCTTAGCGGATGGAACAAAGAAGCACAAGTAGAAGCAGACAACTATGCTAAAGCTCGTGACATAGAACGTGCATCAGTATTACCAGCAGTCATCATTAAAGCAAGAGGCAAGTCCATAGCGGATGCGTACGTAGTGTTTAGGTTAGGTGATCTATTTGACGAATGATTTGCCAGACATTAAACTAGTACTGGAACACTATGGTGCTAGGGTCGGGCGTGATCACGGTCAAGTAAACCTTAAGTGTCCATTCCATTCAGACACACACCAATCCGGTACAGCAAACTTAGACGAAAACATATTCATATGCTTTGCTTGCGGAGTTAAAGGCAACAGCATACAACTAGTAGCCCATAAGGAAGGGGTGAGTATACGTGAAGCAAAGCGAATTGCAGAAGAATTTGCTGGGGTTAGCAGCCCAGAAGTATTCAGCAAACATTTATCAGGCAGAAGATTACCTTCGGCAACGAGGCATAAGTCTGGAAGTAGCACGGCTGGCGCGATTAGGCGTAGTCGTGGAGCCTGAACCTGGACACGAACCATTCGGCGGACGCCTATCCATACCATACATCACCAAGACTGGGGTTGTTGATCTACGTTTCCGTAGCCTCAACCCTGCAGTTGAACCCAAGTATATGGGAATGACTGGTGCTGAAACTAAAATGTACAACGTATTAGATATTGAACGGGCAGGTGATTCAATTGGAATCTGTGAAGGAGAACTCGACACCCTCACACTCAGCCAATGCGTCGGCATTCCCTGCATTGGAGTACCCGGGGCGAATAGCTGGAAGAAACATTATACTAGATTACTCGCTGACTTCGAACGGGTATTTGTTTTTGCAGATGGGGATCAACCTGGGCAAGAATTTGCCCGCAGTCTTACACGAGAACTGCCAGTTACTATCGTGCAGATGCCTGACAATGAAGACGTTAACAGCGCATACGTTAAATACGGTGCAGAATTTATTAGAGACAAGGCAGGAATGATCAATGAAATCTAAGAAGCCATTGAAGTGTAACTATTGTGGTGAAAAATTCAACAACATATTCGAATGGACGGATCACGAACTAGATGAAGATGAACCCTACTTTAATCCGTCGCTTATTCTACCTAACGGATACAAGTTTATGGTTGGCGCTTTCCTTAGGTATGTTTACAGTATTGCGGAAAACACTGATGAAGTAAAAGGAGTAATGGAAGCCACATACCTTGCCTTGTGGAAAGCAGAACACGAACCAGACAAGGTTGACAAAGCCATACATAACCTGATAGTATCGTCAGCTATGCAAGATTTAGATAAAGAATTGAAGAGTCTACTAGAGAATGGACAATGAACTATGGCAGATTATCCACTGGCTACAGCGCCACGGGTTCCAAGTAACAACGATATCATCAACCAAAAAAACTTACGAGTTAAACATATCGGTACCGATATATTCGAAACCAATGTCCGGAATCTAATGACAGAACTTGGTGACTTGCTCATTCGCAAGCATCACGATTATGGTCCAACAAATATTAGCGACTCACCCTATGGTCCGATACCTGGGTTGGTTACTAGGATCTGGGACAAGTTGGCACGCATACGCAACTTGACACAGAACAGCAGCACACCTAATAATGAATCACTTGAGGATTCGTTTGCGGACACAGCCAACTATGCCATCATCGGGATGCTAGTCTTGAGAGGACAATGGGATGTCGAACACTAAGAAAATAAAACCTGTCACCAAAGACAGAGGAAACATTATCCTCGCCTGGTGTGACAACGGCACCACAGATGGCAAGTTTACTGAAGGTTTACTGTACACTGCATTAACGTCGCAAGTTCCTATTGCGTCAGCAATGCGTGTGCAAGGTAACCAGATTGGTAGGCAAAGACAGAACGCTTTAGATTACTGGTATGATCACACAGATTTTGAATGGATCTTGTGGGTTGATTCAGATATTGAATTGACTAGCGATGTTCTTCAAATGCTGTGGGATACAGCGGACGCAACAGCCAGACCAATCGTAAGCGGTATGTACTTTGTTTCAAAAGAAAACGAGCAGTCCCTGATGACACCGTACCCAGCGTTGTTTTCGTGGACTGACGACCCGTACCAAATCTCATACGTCCATCCAGTACCAGAGAATGTTGTGCTTAAGATTGGTGCAGCAGGTTTTGGTTTGCTATTGATGAACCGATCGGTAGTGAAGCAGATGCGTGAGAAGCACGGCAACGTACCATTCTTTAACGAGACTGGTGTAGGTGAGAAGTTTGTATCGGAAGATATTAACTTCTTCAAGTTGATGCGTGATGCTGATGTGCCACTGTTTGCCCACACCGGGGCACACGTTAAACATATGAAGCGTTTTGCGTTTGACTTAGAGTTCTATAAATTGTTTTGGTCTATGAAGTTTATGGAAGAAGAGGCAAAGAATGCTAAGTAGTGTATTTTGGGGTGTAGTATTAGCCGAGTTGCTAGTCAACGGTATAAGTTTTGCAATTAGTTTTGCTGCCCGAGTTCGCCTCAAGAACGAGCTGGGTAACCTTAAGGAAATGTTGGAGAGCGCTGACCCTTGGGGGTTGGATGATGACCCTGACATTGAATGGGACAAGCCGGCCCCTCCGCCGGTAAAGAAACGAACCCCACGCAAGAAGGCGTAAACGCCCCCAGAAATGACGAAAGAGCCCCGGCCTAGTAACTACACTAGGACCGGGGTTCTCGTCGTTCTATGCCCCCTTCAGGGGCTTTTAAAGACTACTTCTGTGGTAGCTTTGAGGATCCAATTCCAAACTCTGTAGCTTTAGGGTCTAAAGCCTTGAGGGCGGGACCAGCAACTGCAGCCAGAGCAGCAGCAGCCAATGCCTTTGGGTTGGTTTGCCCATTCAAATATAGTGCGGTCACTGCAACAGCAGCACCACGAATGTAAGACATTAATACTGCTTGTGCCTTAGCGTTCATTAGTTACTCCATTTTGGTCGGACTACAACCCGCACGGTTGAGGGGTTGCGATGCTTGTAATAAACTCCATCACCGTTGGCTTGGCTACCGGCATTATCTGCACAAGTATTACCTTCAACGGTATCAATCATATGAGTGTTCGGGTTGATGCCACCCAAAGCGAACCCGGTATGCACAGCCTTGCCTTCCTTGTGGAAATCAAAGAGCAAGATATCCCCAGCCTGGACTTTATCCACAGGCACAGTCATATTGTTCTTCACAGCCCAAGCCTCCATAGCCTCACAGCCAGCAGTCTTAGTGATCAAGTTCAATGCCTTACCAGCAGACATACACCACACCACAAACGCCATACACCACGGCTGATTCGGGCAACCAATCCACGTACCAAAAGTGGTGTCATTATTGGCACCTTCTTTATACTTCTCATCCGCAAACTTGCGGGCATACTTCAACACATTGTCAGCTTGAACGCTCATCATTATCCATTCTATGTTTGTCAACTTTTTTAAAAGCACTATTGATTTCATCGTCAGACAATTTACCGTCATCAATAAACCCACGAGCTAACGCTTCTATCACCGTGGCTACACCAAGAGTACCAGCAAGCAACATAGCTGCACTTGTTTTAATACCAATGATAGCACCAGCACCTATCACCGATAAACCCGAAGCAGCAAATACAGCTAAGATCCGCATAAGAACATTAACGAATCTATCTTTCATCACTCACCCAATTTGGTTTTAAGGATAATCAATTCCACTTCAATACGGTCAACAGCATCCTTCATAGACTCGCCACCATTATTATACAACTGGTATTCAATACGATCAAGGCGCTTATGCATACTGGAAAAGAATTTAAGTCCACCACCAATAATAACAATAGTGTCAGCAATAGCCCAAAGCGCACCGAAGAGAAGGTTGCCGTTAGTGAGATTCATTGTGATCTATACCGTTCTAATTGTTAACATAACGATGCCACCAAAGCCAGACAGTTTCTTATCAGGTGGAGTGATGTTAACGAAACTGACTTCTTCAATCAAACACTGCGACGTTTCCCCAGTACGGAAATCCTGCCAAGTGACAACATCACCAATCTCTTCCATATGTTCAAGGGCAGCAAGCTTATCGTAACCCTTACCCTCATACCCAAGAGTGGCATTATACTTATCTGTCTCAGTATCAAAACAAAACAACGGTACCTCAATGATACGCGAACGTGGCGTAGCAGGCACAGCCTTCAACTGGTAACCCTTAAATATAGGGCTCAAAGTATTGTTTGTAGCATCACGAGTCAAAGTAAAACGTATACTTAAAGCATCCTGAGAACCAACAGGCTGACTAATAGTGGACTCAGGTGTACCAATAACGTTATCATAAGTTACCACATCATACAAATTGTTAAACAAATCACGAGTACTAATACTCATAGAACCTTTAGTGATGCCGGCTATACCAATACCTGGGGCGGTACCAAAATCACCACGCCCCACAATACGCTTAAAGTTCTTTTGCTCCAACGTATTGTATCGAATGAAACCAGTCTGCAACCAACCACTAGGATACTTCTCACCAGTAGACTCAATCCACAAACCAAGGTTACCAGTAACGGAAGTACCAGATACCGTACCCGCAGACAATACAAGACGATTAGACAAACCAAGGAAACACACATCGTTAGCTCGACCAGTAACATTCTCAGTATACTTATCGTTAGAGTAAGCAAAGCGGAGAGTGTCCACTTCATTACTAAGATCAACACGAATTACACCATTGTATTGCGTACCAATATCATTCATTACAGTAGTAGCACAAT